AGATAGATTTACAAGTGATATACCAATCTTAGCAAATAATTTAAGGTCTACAGATACTCTTGATTTTAGACCTAGAGTAACAACTACTGTGTATGATACTTACTCACCATTTGCGTTTACTAGTAGATTTTTCTCAGGAAGTTCAATTAATTCTGTAGTTGCTCCACAAGGTGATTCTAGATTAGGATATAGTTATTTCTTACCTAGAATTGATAAATTAATTCTATCTAATGGAGAGGACTATGAAGGTAATTTTGCAGTTGTAAAAGGTAAATCTTCACTCAATCCCAAACCACCTTCTTTAATTGATGGTGCAATGCATATTGCTACAATTAATCTTCCAGCATATCTTTATAATCCAAACGATGCTGAGATTACATTAATTGATAATAGAAGATATACCATGAGGGATATTGGAAAATTAGAAGATAGGATAGAAAACTTAGAAATAGTAACTAGTTTAAGTTTATTAGAAATAGATACAAAAACTTTACAAATTAAGGATACAACTGGTGATAGATTTAAATCTGGATTTTTTGTAGATGATTTTAAAGATGCTCAAAGACTTGATTTAGATAATCAAGATACTAAAGTTAGTATTGATTCTGAAAATGAAGAGATGCTTTCTCCAGTAGATTTCTTTTCTATAAAACCACTATTGGGTGTATCTGAAAGTATTGATATTAATTCTGCCGATTTTTCACAAAATTTAGAATTATTAGATCCAAATGTACAAAAAACAGGAGATTTAATAACTTTAAAATACACTGAAGTAAAAAGTGATATTGGTAATTCACAAGCAAGTAGAGTTGAAAATGTAAACCCATACGAAGTTGTTGTTCGTGAGGGTAGAATAACTTTAAATCCATCAGAAGACAACTGGACAAGAGTTGTGGAAATTGATGGAGGCACAAGAACTATTCTTGGAGATACTGAAGGAACATCAACTGAAAGAATATTAAGTTCATCAATACCCGAACCATTTATAAGATCTAGAAATGTTGGATTTAGTGCGTTAAATTTAACGCCAGGTGTCAGACATTATCCATTCTTTGAAGGAAGGAGTGGAATTGACATTGTTCCTAAATTATTGGAAATCTCTATGGTCTCTGGTACATTTTCTACAAGTGAAACTGTTATCGGAACATTTGGTCAGGGAAATCAATTAATCTCATTCAGATTAGCACAACCAAATCATAAAACAGGAACTTATAATGATCCTAGCACAGTATTTCAAAGTAATCCATATGATACAACTTTGAATTTAGGATCTTTTTACACAGAATCTTCGGTTATATTGAATGTTGACATTGCTTCATTATGTCAAGATGCTCAAGGTGAGTTTTTTGGTAGAGTTGTGAAGGATTTGAGATTAGTTGGTCAAACAAGTGGTGCAATTGCAACCATCACAGATGTAAGATTAATACCAGATTCATTTGGATCAGTTTATGGTGCGTTCTTCTTTAGAGATCCAAATACTTCTCCACCACCACCTTTAAGATTTACAAATGGGACTAAATCATTTAGATTAACTTCAAGTGTCATCAATGCAAATCCTGTAGCTGGAGATGAAGGAATTGGTATAACTCGTGGAGATGCAAGATATGTAACAAATGGAATAATTAATACGTTTACATCAACCACAACGATAGTTCGTCGTCCACCACCACCTCCTGCACCAGTAAGACAAAGAAGAATTGATCCATTAGCACAATCATTTACTGTAGATGAGACGGGAATGTTCTTATCATCATTAGATTTATTCTTCTTCGAAAAAGATGATAATGTCCCTTTAACTGTTCAAATAAGAACCGTAGAATTAGGAACCCCAACAAATGAATTGATTTATGATTTTGCTGAAGTAGTTTTAGATCCAACTCAGTTAGATTCTAGGGGAGAATCAATTATAAAAACATCCACTGATGCTTCATTACCAACTAGAGTTACTTTCCCCTCTCCAGTATACTTAGAATCTGATAGGGAATATGCTATTGTTATTCTAGCACCAGCAACAATCAAATATAAAGTTTGGATTGCTCAAATGGGTGAAGAAACTATTGAGACTCAAACACTTGGAGTTGATCAAGGATCAAAGAGTATTGTTACTAAACAATATCTTGGTGGAAGTTTATTCAAATCTCAGAATGGAACTATTTGGACAGCAACTCAAACTCAAGATTTGAAATTCAACTTATATAAATGTTCATTTGTAACTACACCTGGTTCTCTTACATTATTCAACTCTGACTTATCAACTAGTGATTTAGTTAATTCTAGATTACAGGATAACTCATTAAAATCATACCCAAGAAAGTTAATAGTTGGTATTAATACAACTACTGCTCTAAGTAGTACAATATCGGTAGGAACAAAAGTATCAGCATCTAATGTTTCACCATATACAAACTCTACAGATGCGAAAGGATTTGTAGAAAAAATTGGTGCACCAATAGCAAACTTAACAATACCTACCTCAGGAACTGGCATTGGAACTGGATATGATGATAGTAATACACCATATACGGTTAACTTTTATTCTATTACAGGACAAGGTACAGGAGCGACTGGAATCGTAACAGTTAGTTCAGATGGTTCGATTAGTGCTGTATCAATTGCATCAACTGGTAACGGATATGCGGTAGGTGATGTTTTAGGAATTACTACAGCAGATGTAGGAAATGCAGGAACTGATGCTGAAGTAACAGTAACTAGCACATTTGGAATAGACACTTTATATCTAACAAATGTTCAAGGTGAAAAATTCAATGATGCTAGAAGATTAGTGTATTATACCGATATTGTAAATAACACAATAGTTGATTCTGGAGTTGATGTAAGAAATGATTCATCAGTTAATGGTGATTTATATTCTGGAAATATTCTTGAAGTTAATAACTCTAACCATTCAATGAATTCAATTCAAAATGTTGTACAAATTGATGGTGTAAAATCAGATACTTCTGGAATTTTATTAACAGCAGATGTCAATTCAACAGATACTATCATTTCAGTTGCAAATACAACACCATTTGCTACCTTTGAAGGTATATCAACTAGTTCTGGGTATGTTCAAATTGGAAAAGAAATTATTTTCTATAACGGAATTGGAGTTGGTAACTTATCAGTTGGGGAGAGAGGATTTGGTGGTTCACCAAAAGATTTCCACTTTGTAAATGATCAGGCATTTAAATATGAGTTCAATGGTATATCACTAACAGGTATTAACACAACTCATAATGTACCAACTAATTCAACCTTACAGTCGTTAAAAACAAGTGATAGTTATTTCTTAGAGATTAATAGAGGTTCAGGAAGAGCAAATTTACTTGATAGATCAAGTGGAGTAAATCAAGTTAGTTTCACGGATGAAAAGATTGGAGGAGCAAGTCAATCAGTAGCTACTCAAAACTTCCAATATGATGCATTTATTCCTTCATTTAATGTAATGGTACCAGCACCAACAACAACAGTTTCAACTCAACTAAGATCAGTTTCTGGAACAAGTGAGGGTGGTTCTGAAATATCATTTGTAGATCAAGGATTTGAAAGTGTTGAATTTAATCAAATTAATGGATTATCTTCACCAAGATTATTATGTTCTGAACCAAATGAAGATTCTAGATTAGGTAGTTTACCTAGAAATAAATCAGTTACACTTTTAACTAGATTTAGTACAAATGATCCAAATCTATCACCTGTACTGGATACGATGAATGGTGCATTTAGATTCTTAAGGAATAGATTAAATAAACCAATATCAGATTATGCAACAGATACTAGATCAAATAATATATCAGGTGATCCACATGCCACTTGCTATATTTCACAAAAAGTCAATTTAAAACAAGCATCAACATCATTAAAAGTATTAGTAAGTGCTTATCGACATGAATCAGCAGACTTTAGAGTTTTATATCGATTATTCAAAACTGATTCAGATCAAATAGAACAATCATATGAACTATTTCCTGGTTTTGACAATCTAAGGAATGTTGGTATTGATAAGATTGTTGTTGATCCTAGATTTAATGATGGAAAACCTGATGTATTTGTTCCAGCAAGTCAAGAGGATGAGTTTAGAGAGTATGAATTTACTGTGGATGATTTGGATGAATTTGTTGGATTCCAAATTAAGATTGTATCTAGTGGAACAAATGAGGCATATCCTCCAAGATTCAAGGATTTAAGAGTTATCGCATTAGCATAGTGATTCCAGTTAAAGGACATAAACATCTCTTTAGAGATGAAAGATCGGGTGCAATAATAAACACTGACACCCAAAGTTACCTGCAGTACAAAAAACTGCAGGAACAAAAAAATATTCAAGAGAATGAAATTCAAAGATTAAGAAATGAAGTTGATGAACTTAAGTCATTAATATCAGGATTAATCAATAAATCCTCTTAGATATAAATATTTAAAACCGTATTGACTAATAATGGCAGTATATGTATCCAATATCACGATAGAGCAAGGGTTTGACTTTGATACTTCCTTTCAGTTGGAGGATACTCGTACCAACGAATTTTTAGATTTAACTGGAGCATCTACATCAGGAATGCTTCGAAAACACTCAGCATCTAAAACTAATGTTGCTTTTGCAACTACGATTGCTAATGCTGAGACAGGTGTAATTTCTATATCCCTTTCTGCTTCAAATACAGTGAACTTGAAACCTGGTAGATATGTCTATGATATTAAAATATTGACAGTTAATGGTCGGGAATACAAAGCCATAGAGGGTTCAGCACTCGTTAGATCTGGAGTAACAAGGTAATGACAACCATAAATGATAGAATTGGTTCACAAAATGTAATTAGAGTATTATCTAATGCATCAGCACCTCCTACAAGATTAAATAACTTAAGTGATGTTAATTCAACAAGAAAAACTGAAGATGGTTTAATACTAGTATGGGATACAACAACTGAAAAATTTGTTTTAACCGATGAAATTGATAGTGCCAACCTAATTGTAACTGGTATTTCATCTTTTTCTAATACAACTAACTCCACAAGTTCAACAACAGGAGCAGTAAAAATATCTGGTGGTGTAGGAATAGTTAAAAATTTAAATGTAGGGGGAGATCTTCAGGTTACAGGTCTATCTACATTTAATGATGTCACTAGATTTAAAGGAAGCTATGTTAGTGTAGATAAAATTCTTATAGCTGAAGATTTATTCGCTTCGGAACAAGTCATAGGTGTATCAACTGGAGTATTTGGAAGTCTTAAAGTTTGGGAGGGTGGTAGTCAAGTTGAGGTTATAAGTTCTACTCGCCAATTAAAAAATATTGTTTCTTTAGATGCAGTAACAACATCTACAATAGAAACAGCAATTTCAAATGCTCCGAATACCTTTACTGATCTCAATGTTAGTGGAATTTCTACTTTTATTGGAATTGCAACTTTTGCTTCTGGTATAGTTGTTGACGCTGGAATATCTACATTCAACAATGCGATAGATGCAAAGAGTGGCGTATTGGCATCTACACTAATTGTTACTGGCGAAACAAATAGTGGCACAATAAAAGCTGGTAATCTAACTGCGGGTCGTGTTGTTTATGTTGGATCTCAAGGATTACTTCAAGATAATGCTAATTTAATATTTGATGGTGGTCTACTAACATTATCGGCTAGTTTAAATGTATCTGGTATTACAACATTTGCTGGTTTAGTTGATATTAATGCAGGTGGTCAGGCAAATACATTTAAAGTTGAAGATTTAACTAGTGGTCGTGTTGTTCTTGCTGGCACTGGTGGAGAGATAGAAGATAGTGGTAACTTAACATTTAATGGAAGTTTACTCACTGTTACAGGAAACCAGAATGTAACTGGAACACTAACTGCTGGATTGATTGATGGAGGCTCGTATTAATGGCAAAACCAACCACTAGACAGGAACTAGTTGATTATTGTTTAAGACAACTAGGTGCACCTGTTCTAGAAATAAATGTAGATGACGATCAAATTGATGATTTAGTTGATGATGCTATTCAGTATTTCAACGAGAGACATTTTGATGGTGTTGAGAGAATGTATTTGAAGTATCAAATAAGTGAAGATGATATTAAAAGAGCAAGTGGAAGTGGAACAGATGGTGTTGGAATAGTTACAACAACAGGAACCGCAAATGTAAGTGGAATTGGAACAATAACCTCTAATTTTTACGAGAACTCTAATTTCATTCAAGTTCCAGATTCTGTTGTAGGAATCGAAAGAATATTCAAATTTGATACAAGTTCAATATCGGGTGGAATGTTTAGTATTAAATATCAGTTATTTTTAAATGATCTTTATTACTTCAATTCAGTTGAGTTACTTCAATATACAATGACGAAAAGATATTTGGAAGATATTGACTTTTTATTAACCACAGATAAGCAAATAAGATTTAATAAAAGACAGAATAGATTATATTTAGATATTGATTGGAAAGCACAATCAAAGGATACTTTTTTAGTTATTGATTGTTTTAGAGCATTAGATCCTACACAATTTACAAAAGTTTTTAACGATAGTTTCTTAAAAAGATATTTGACACTTTTAATTAAAAGACAGTGGGGATTGAATATGATGAAATTTAGTGGAACTCGATTACCAGGTGGAATTGAGTTGAATGGTAGACAGTATTATGAGGATGCAGAGAGAGAATTGGCAGACATAAAACAAAGAATGTCTCTCGAATACGAGTTGCCACCTCTCGATTTTATAGGATAGTGACACATGGCATTAAATCCCTTCTTTTTACAAGGATCTAAAACCGAACAATTTTTACTGCAGGATGTAATTAATGAGCAGTTAAAGATTTATGGTATAGAGGTATTTTATTTACCTAGAAAAATTTTCAAAAGTGATAATATTATTCGAGAAGTTCAATCATCAAAATTTGATGATTCTTTTGCTATAGAGGCATATTTGAATAACTATGAGGGTTATAATCCAAATAGTGATTTAATGACTAAATTTGGATTAAGATTAACAAATGAAGTAAGTTTAACAATATCAAGAGAACGATTTGAAGAATTTATAGCACCATTTTTAGAAGGTCTTTCATCAGGTATTAAAGATGGTTTTATAACTGATTATACTTTTGAAGATTTAATTAATCGACCAAAAGAAGGTGATTTAATATATTTTCCTCTTGGAGAGAGATTGTTTGAAATTAAGAGAGTTGAATCTGAAAAACCATTTTATCAGTTAGGAAAAAATTATGTATATGAATTAAATTGTGAGTTATATGAATATGAGAATGAACTTATTGATACTACAATTGAAGAAGTTGATAACACTGTTGAAGATGAAGGATATATTACAACTGTTAATTTAGTTGGGTCTGCAACCACAGCAACAGGGACTGCTGTAGTTGGTGGTACTGGAATGATTGGATTTATATCACTAATAAATGATGGTTTTGGATATAGGACTGCACCATCAGTTGAGATATCACCTCCACCATCTGGAGAACAAGCAACAGCTGTTGCTATCACAACATCAAGAGGTGGTGTTAAATCTCTAAAAGAAATAAGATTATTAAATCCTGGTTCTGGATATGATGCAAACAATCCACCATTAATTATTTTAAATGGTGGTGGTGGTGCTGGTGCAGCAATTACATTTGGAATTGTTGATAGTGGTATTTCAACAATATCTTCACTTGTTAAAGGTAAGGGATATTCTGTCACACCTACGATTACATTTACTGGATCAACTGGTATCGGTGGTACAACTGCAATAGCAACAGCTGTTCTTGATGACAATGGTTCAATAGATAGAGTTGATTTCAATAATGTTGGTTCAGGATACACGGTTGCTCCAACAATAGAATTTTCTGGTATTTCTACAACTGGAGTTGGAACATATATCTATAATGAAATTGTTACTGGTTCATTATCTGGAACAACAGCAAGAGTTAGAAACTTTAAGATACGAGATGATCTAAGTCAATTAAATCCACCAGTTGAACTGCAAGTATCTCTAAATAGTGGAAGATTTAGTGCTGGAGAGGTGGTAGTGGGATCTATCTCATCGGCTAGATATGTTGTAGATTCTTATGACGATAACAGTTTTAATGATCCTTTTGATTCAAATGAAGAAATAGAAACTGAGTCAGATTCTCTACTTGATTTTACTGAGAACAACCCATTTGGAGATTATTGATGTTAGGTACTTATTATTATCACGAAATTATTCGCAAAACGATTATTGGTTTTGGTACATTATTTAATGATATTTTTATCAAACATGAAAATGCTGATGATACTACATTAGATCAAACTAAAGTTGGTCTTGCATATGGACCACAGCAAAAGTTTTTTGCAAAAATTAGAGAACAAGCAAACCTAACAAAAGCGGTTGCTATAACTCTTCCAAGAATGTCGTTTGAAATGACATCAATTCAATATGATGCAACTCGTAAATCTGGTATTACTCAAACATTCAAAGCATCTGACGGAACAAACTTGAAAAAGGTATTCATGCCTGTTCCATATAATATTGGATTTGAACTTAGTATATTTTCAAAATTAAACGATGATGCTCTACAAATCATCGAACAAATATTACCATACTTTCAACCATCTTTTAATATCACAGTTAACTTAGTGAGTTCAATTGGAGAAAAGAGAGATGTTCCAATTGTTTTAGATAACATATCATTTAGAGATGAATATGAAGGAGATTTTACAACAAGAACAGCGTTAATATACACATTACAATTTACAGCAAAGACATATCTATTTGGTCCTGTCTCAGATACTAGTGATGGACTAATCAAGAAAGTTCAAGTGGATTACGCATCAGACACAGCAGCATCAGCAAGAAGACAGATGCGTTATGTTGCTACACCAAAAGCACTTAAAGATTATAATAATGATGAAACCACAACGATTACAGAAGATTTAACAACTACTGAAACTAGAATAAGTGTAACAGCTTCTGCCTTACTTAGTGTTAATGATCGAATTGTAATTGATAGTGAGATTATGAAGATAACACAAATCGTAGATACTACTACTATCATTGTGAAGAGAGGATTTGATAGTTCAATTCCAGCACAACATACATCATCAACAGTTATAAATCTATTAACGACTGCTGATGATGCTGCAATTGTTCCAGGTGATGACTTTGGATTTAATGAATTTGAAACATTCTTTGATGACGGTAAATCATACAGTCCTACAAAACAAAGTGATGTATAATGAATACTATGTCAAGTTACGATCCTATTGATGAAGCATTAAACACTCATACTGAGGTTGAAGCGATTGTGCCTTCAAAGAAGGAGGTTAAATTAGAAAAGAAAGAAAAAAAATCTGAGGATATTGAAAAAGATTATGAATACACTCGTGCTAATTTGTATTCTCTAATTGAAAAAGGACAAGAATCTCTTAATGGTATTCTAGAACTCGCAGGAGAGAGTGCAAGTCCAAGAGCATATGAAGTTGCAGGACAAATAATCAAATCAGTAGCAGACACAACAGACAAGTTATTAGATTTACAGAAGAAAGTAAAAGAAGTAGATGAGGATAAGAAACAAACAACAAATACAGTCACAAATAACGCTTTATTTGTAGGGTCAACATCAGACCTTTCAAAGATGATAAAACAACAGTTTCTAAATAATAAAGATAAGACCAAGTAAATCGTGGATTTAGCACAAAGAAGACAACAACTTCGTTTAAAACAAGTCGATGCTGTCAAGAAATTTAGACAGTCAAATGCATCTGTTTCGAGTGCGATTAAAAAACAAAGAGAGAGGGATCAAATGAAAAAAGAAGTCAGAAAAGAAATTGAAAGTGAAACTCAATCTGAATCAATTGATATTGAGAACTCTGATGGAACTTTGTATGCTAAAGTGATTGATATTTTAGGACCAGCACATATGAGACCTGTCGTATCGAATGGTGTGTGGAAAGGAACTAAGCAAATAAGTGAAATGAATGATGAGCAACCAAAAGAAGATCCAGCAATAAAGGCAAAACAAAAAAGAGCAGATCAAATTAAAAAACAGGTATT